CCCATTGGCAAACTTTGATAATTTTCAAAACCTGTTACTGTGGCATTTTTATTAGAATCGTTTGGTGGTAAATTGGTATATCCGGTTATCATAAATTATCTTTTAGGTGAGAATATTAAAGCAGCAGGGTTAGCACGAATTTTTCCATCTACACCGGTATTAAATCCTTTAAAGACATTGATGCCAATACCTCCGGGCAAATTAAATATTCCAGGATTATTTTCTGTTTTTGGCGGATCATAGTATTTTCCAGCACCCTCGCGAGTTATCGCATTTAGTGCGCTGTTTGCAATATTGTAACCAACTGGCCCGCGTCGTCCTAGCCCGTTTTTATTAAGATAATCTTTGGCCAATATTCCTGCAATATCTAAAAATTGATTGTTAGTTCTGCTGGGCCCGCCTATTAATCCGTAAGGTCTCGCCGGTCCTGCTGCATCAAATGTTCCATTTGATGTTTTTATAGCACTATTATATTTTCTAGCAACTCCTGTTTTATCAAATAAAGGGTTTCCAGATTGTGCAGGAATAGTACGTCCAGTTTGTCTGTCTAGTACCTTTTGATCAAATGTTGGACTTCCGTCGTTTACTAGAGATCCTTGATAGCGATTTAGATATCTATTGGCGTTATTACCCCCAACTTTTAAAGGACTTTCTCTAGTATCATACAACTCGTTAATAAATCCTACAGGTCTGTTCTCAGAAACCTGTCCTGCATAATAAAGCACATTATCATAGGCTACGGTCATGCTATTTTTTAAAACTTTTGTACCTTCACTTTGATCAAGACTATCGTGTTTCCATTCTGTTATTTTAGGATTAATTAAAGAAATTTTTGTATATGTATGTTTGGTATGATGCATTACAAAAATATCAATTTTTTTAAAAAAGGATCTAGATATTTCTCTATCATATATACCGTATGTATAATCTATATCTCCATATTTGGTATCTCCAAATCCTGTGGGTACATCTGTGTCGTTTTCTTGGTATCTACTATCTGCGAAACTATTTCTATAATAGTTAATCCATAAACTGTTTGTTATATCACTATTGTCATCATGAAAATCCATGGCAATAGGACCATATTCAAGTTTGGTTTGTACAACAGTCTTTCTATTATATTGATTCATAGTTTCTGTTTTTACACTGAATCTAGGAAGATCAATTCTTCTAACAAACATTCCAACATTTTGATTTATATCACTTAATGTAGCACTTTTGTTTATTACAAAATTTACATAGTATAAAAATCCATATTTAGGTGCTCTTGCCTGTAGGTCTTCTACATACAACCGCGAGGCATGTCTATAATCGTGGAAAATATCTCTGCCATTATCATTGTCAGGTGCAGATGATGTTAGATAATTATTAATACTCATGCTGTTATTTAGTCAATAAAAAAGCCCGGTTTTTAAGCCGGGCTTGTATAACCAATATAGAGAAATTAACCGCCTGTGGTCAATCCTTGCGCTTTTGGATCTCTTTGAACTCTACCAACCTGTAGACCAATACCGCTAGCAGCACCGCCAGGTGCTTCTAGTTGGATGGCATTGTCGTACGTGATAGTTAATGCAATATCCATCGGATCACTGGATGTGTAGTCCCCGCCTTGATATGTAGCCTGTTTAATAAAGCAGCCTAGGTATTCAAAACTTTCCAGTGTAACTGGCTCGTAGGCACCGTTACCACCGTCGAGGATTTCAACACGCATTCTAAATTTATAATCGATTGCAGCAGCAGCACTGGCCTGTTCAAAAAAGTCAAATTGTTTCTGCATCTGTTCGCCGACTTTTCTGCTAACAATACCACTGGCATCATCACGAAGAGTAAGTTTTGTATCAGCAAATGAGTGTTTGCCAATCATCTTAATAACGCTGTTATAAACATCTAATTTTACTTCAGCAAAGGAAATATCCGGGCGGCCAACGTTCATAACCTGTTTGGTCATTTCGGTTGTAGGAGCACCTGCAACTCCAAACCCGTCAAGTGTTACGCGAAACCTATATTTTAGTTTCGGCATCAGCAAAGGCTGAGTACTGGAGGCCTGTGATCCACTTAATGGTACGGTAAATCTATTTAAACTTGCGATTGGCATTTAGATGCTCCTTAGTCTTTATTATTTATATTATAAACCTGCTGCAATATCGCCAGTATTTTTCAATCTCAAAGGAATGTAGATAAACTCAACTGCCTTTACAGGTTCTACAGCAATATCCATATATAGTTCGTTACGATCAATTCTAGCCGGTGTGTTATTGGTTTCGTCACAGACTACAATGAAGTCGTAAAGAGCACGTTGACCCACTAATTCAATCATGAGATTTTCTGCAGCAGACTTAATCTCACGACGAGTTTGTGCATCATTTGGCTCAAACAAGAACGGTCTTGCTAGTAGATCCAATTGTCTGCGGAGGTATGCGACCAGTCTTGCGACATTGATTCTATCAAGACTGCTGGCATTTTTAGCACGAGTTAACTGTCCATATGCAACCAATCCAACCCCAGTTAGACTGGAGATAGGATTGATCTTAATATCATCCATTATATCTCTTAATGTCTGAGGTACTGCGCTGGTTTTGAACTCACCTTCGTTGGTAATATATCCTGCACTAGTAGCATTATCAACTGTTCCTCTACGAGTACCTGCTGGTGCGAACCACTGATAACTCTTGGCATCACTATTGATAAAAGTTCTTAACATCATATGACTCGGTGGCACAACAATCTTGTTACCGGTATTATCTGTAGTATAACCACTTGGATAATATACCGCCATGTATTCATCGGTAGTAACTAATCCGTCTTCGCCGTTGTCATAAGCACCGAGTACATTATTTCCCCAGTTAGTTAGGGCAGTTCCGGTTGGTTTTAGTCTGAAAGGAGTATCACCAATGACAAATGCTGTAATGCCTCTATCGACATTATAATTAACCATGTTTTGAATTAGTTCAGGATATCCTGGACTGGTAATGATATTAAAATTCAATGTATCGGTGTCTCTAATTGCAACATTGGTATTAATCAACGCCTTCATTGATTTTACAATCAGTTGTCTTTGTGATTTTCTGCCGAATACCCCAGATCCGTTTTCTGCTGTCGGATATTGGCTAACCCAACGCGAAGTTGCGTATGAACTTAAACTTTGATTTAGATAACGCAGATTAAGTCCATTATTTGCTGTTGTATCGATATAATTTTCCACGTATTTTTTAACATTAAATCCGGATCTACGAGTATTCCATAGTTTCATTCCTCTCGGATATAATGCAGGATTTGGAGCATCTGGGTCAACATAGTTGTTGACTCTTAGATCTTTAATGTTGCCAGGCACTTCTGATGCCCCGTTTGTCCCCCACCGCGCATCGGCAAATAACCATCCACTTGGACTGGATTGGTCTGATAGGTCTTGTAATACCCATCTGTCGCCTACAGTATTGGTGCTGTTATATACATAGATCTGCTCACCATACATGTCAATATTGCTGGTGTCGATCCAGATATCACCAGTTACCAGACTGGTTCCATCGCTCTGTGTTGTTGGTTCTGTTGCAAGAATAATAGGACCGTTTGGATCAGAATTTGGAAATGCTTCTGCATATCCGCACCAATAGGTACCCGAATTATACATGATATCAACCTGGTCAATAACGGAATCGTACCATAGGGTTCCATCTGCAGGATCTGTATATGGTTCAGATCCCAGTGCTTCGTAGACCAACGGTTTCCAATTTGTTGCAATAAAATCGGTAGTAGACGAACTGGTTAATGAGTAGAGATTGGCTGTCCCAATCTTAGTGTATACATTATACCCACTAAATCCTAGAAATCCTTGTTCTGTAGCATCTAGTCCGGTTATTTTTATGTCTCCGCCTAGTTTATGGCTGAGTGTTAATACTCCAGTTGAAGTATTAAAACTGGCAGTAACATTAACCAAAGACGATGCACTGATCACTGCTGGTAACAATGATCCTAAAATTGTATTGGCATTTGATACAGTTACGTT